GAATGATGGTACTGCATATTCAAAATTTCCGTAACCGTTACCGTCGGTGTTGCCAGAAGAAATTGAATAAGGTGGAGAGCCGAAGTTTGCACTTATAATTTGTCCACCATCACATCTACAATATATTCCAAAATAATATGTTGCTGTGCTATGAGTTATAGTTAATTGTGTAGTGCCAGATAAATCAGAGCCATTTTTTTGCCATTTAATAGTTTTTGTTGAACTATCTAAATCAAGAGCTATCGAAACAATATCTCCAGCAGATGTTGTTCCAACACTAGATGCTTGTTGTGATGTTCCTATCCATAAAGTTCCATCAGAAGATTTGTAACCATATGAAACTGCTGATGCTATTGAGGAATGACCGACATATCCATTTGATTCTGCAATATCTATAATTCCAAAAGTTCTTGTATTATCAGCATCTTCACATTTAAATTCCATGTACCATTTACCTGAATTTAAAGCTATTGTTGATATTAGTGAAGCATCACTGGCATTATCTTGAGTTAAATTTCCATTTTTCAAATCAATAGTTCCTGAGTAAGTTCTTCCACTATCTAAAGGATTCCAAGTAGTAAAATTATTAGTACACGTGTCCGTGCTCTGGTCAATAGATGTTAAATTATCGACTGTAAAATTATTGGTATTACCTGATACATCTTTTCCTAAATTACTTGAATCTTCAAAATCTAAATAAAATCCATTTGTACCAAAACTTAAACCTGATGGATTTTTGGGTTTCCATATAGTTGGACTATCTGAATCATATTCTCCAAACACTGAAGCTATGTTTGCTTGGCCTGCTGTTTGATAAAATTCAGCCATGTAACCACCAAAAAAACTAGCACCAGAACCACCACTATCAAAGGAAGTTGAACCTACATGATGTCTTTCATCAACATTCATAGGTGTAAGATCGTTTGAACTTACCGCATTGTAAGTAGAAAAATCACTATTTGCATTTGTTAATTCTACGCCATTTACAAAAAGTCTTGCTCTTAAGGCTTCTGTTGCGTTTGCACTATCGTATACATAAACGATGTGAAACCACGCTGCTGTATCCACAAATTTCATTTTAGTTACAAGTTGATGCACGACAGAGGAAGCATCATCATGTTTGACTTGTAGTGTATTATCACTATTAAAAACTATTTCAAATTCTTCACTACCAGCACCATTACCAGCAGAAATAATAGCTTGTTCTCCACCAAGAACAGATCTTTTTAACCAACAAGAAACAGTAAATTTTTTTCTTTCGCCTGTAACAGCACTAGATGGTGTTTTCTCAAAATGATCACTACTTCCAATATCCATTCTTACTGAATTAGCAACATCATATGATGTGTCTTTTATGGAGTTAGTTCCAAGTATTAACGGAGCAGTCATTAAATCCCCTCTGGAAATTCTGCTAAAGGTCTTTCAATTACAGGATTTTCTTCTGTTCCTGTATTTACATATTCATAAAGTGTTTTTAATTCATCAACAGTAGTACAAGCATCTATTTGAGTTTCCATTTCATTTGATTTAGTTCTTACATCTGCTCTAAATGTTGAAACATTACTTGGCACATTATAATCTGCTACTTCAGTGGCTTTTACCACATACCAATCGGTAGGTGTTAATAATGCAGATGCTTCATTTTTTATATTTTTTTTCTTTTTTGTTTTTAAACCTTCAGATTTTAAATCTCCAGCTTCTAAATCTCCAGCACTTTCTAAAGCATCTATTTCAGATTGAGTCCAAAAACTATCATCTAATTGTTTAGCAGTTGCAGTTCCCCAAGATTCTGTAACTTGACCATCTGCAAAAGAATAAGATGGAGCTGTATTCATATAATATTCTGGGTCTTTGTAATTTGTTTTATCAGATACTATTTCATAAATACCTATCGCTTCTTTTTCTGATTGTGACCAAATTTCAAAAATTTTAGCTGGATATCTTACATCTCCTATTACAACTGATTTAGGATTATTAACGTATTGTGTTATATTATTGTCTTCTACTATTGCGTACATATTTTAACTTTCACTTAAATTTAATGTTCTACCTACTTCTTGCCACACAGCACCATTATATCTAAATACAAGAATATCTGTCTTACCATCTGCCGACGTAAACGTTGGAGCTGTTGACGCTGCAAATTCAAATACAGTATTAAAGGCGATTGTGTGTGAGCCATTGTAATTAATTTCTAAACAAACAAATGAACCCTCAACTGAATTAGTTGGTGCAGAGAATGTAGTGTTTTCTGTTGTTAAATGATATGCGTTTGGCTTAGCCTGAACATCCCAAGCTACTGCATTTGATGATGATGTTAATGCTTGTTGTGGAATATAAGCTAGATCATTGAATTTGATATACCCTGTTCCATTTGTTGTAACATCAATATTACCATTAGCGCCATCGGCTAAAGTTATGTTTCCAGCGTTTGTGCCGTTATTTGTATTTAAAATTAAATCACCAGTTCCTTGAGTAGTTAATGTTGCATCAGCGTTGTTATCACCAATTTGAACTGTGTCTGCTTGTAAAGTAACATCTCCTGTTCCGTTTGGAGAAAGATCAATGTTATTATTAGCACCATCAGTAATTGTTATTGTACCTGAGTTTGTACCTGAGTTTGTACTTAAAACTAAATTTTCTGTTCCTCCAGTTGTGACTGTAAGCGTGCCCGCACCATTTGAAGTTAATGTAGCTGCTGCTCCAGAGTCACCAACTTTAACTGTGTCTGCTGCAAGAACTACGTCACCTGTACCATTTGGTACAATATCAATATCTGCATTTGAAGTTGATACAATATCGTTTCCGTTAACATCTAAGTCACCACCTAATTGTGGTGAAGTGTCGTCAACAACATCTGATATACCAGTTCCAATCGCAAGTGTTTTAATATCTGGATTTGTACTATCATTAGCCGCTGCAAAAACTATTTTATCACCTTTATCTGTTGCTGAAAAAGTAAAAGAAGACCCTGAACCAGATATATATTTAAACTGAACTGTGTAAGCTCCTGAAGTTGAATTTCTTAAAATATAAAAAGTTTGAACATCTAAAGGTATTCTAACAACTTGATTTCCCGTAATAGTTCCTGTGAACTCAATCATTCTGTGAGATAACACTGCACCAGTTGATCCATCTGATACAGCTAGATCAGTATTTTGTGCACCACCTGCTATTGATTGTTGTGTAAATCCACCAGATATTTGTTCAATAATCTGTAAATTAGTATTAGTTTTTGTCCCCCATGTACCAGCGTTTTCACCAGTTGCTTGAAGTTCTACTCCTAAAGGTGTGTAAGTTGATGCCATAAATTTTTATCTCCTATGCAGCGTCACTATAACTTGTATTTGATCCGGTTGCAACATCAGAATATGATGAATTCGAACCTGTTGAGGCGTCACTATATGACGAATTTGAGCCAGTGTCAACATTACTATAAGAACCATTAGATCCTGTGTCAACATTTGCGTAGGCTTGTATTCCAATTGTGGGATCTACAAAAGTAGCCTGTAAACCAGTTAAACCCATTACATCTGATGGAGTTATAGATCCAGTTGAAAATGTTGCAGCTATGCCTGTTAAAGGAACACCTATTGCAGGAACTATAGATCCTACAGCAGACGTAGATTGAACACCTGTTATATTAATTATTTGTGCATCGTCTATTGTTACGCTACCAACATTAAATGTTGCTGAAACACCAGTGATCGCTGCTGGACCAAATTCTAATCCTAACGTTCCTACATTAAAAGAAGCGGATACTCCTGATATAGAAGCTGGACCAAATTCTAATCCTAATGTTCCTAAATTTCCTGTAGCTTCTTGACCTGTAATACTTGGTGTTGAGTCGATGGTAAAAGTTGTACTTCCAACATTTGTTGTTGCCTCTTGTCCTGATAATCCAACTACATCTGCTGGAGCTATTGCACCCACACTTGAAGTTGCATCTAAACCAACAACGTTTAAAACTTGATCAGGAGATTCTCCCCAAGAATTATCATTCCAACCATCTCTACCCCAACCAGTTAAAGTTCCTGCATAAGATAAAGTTGGTGTTGCAAAAGTTGATTCTACTCCTGTGAGAACTGCTATCTCTACTGTAACAACAGAAACACTACCAACGCTAGTTCTTGCAAATTTTAAAAGTTGATCACCTGTTGGTGGATCTGCAACCATGTCTAAAGGAACACCAATGCCTTGAACAGCCGTTCCTAAAGAAGTTGTTGCAGAAATTCCTGTTGGCTTAACAGAATATTCTACACCCCAACCTGAGTTGCCCCATTGTTGTCTGCCCCAGCCTTCTAAATTAAATGATTGCGGTGTTCCTAATGCAGAAGCTGCTTCAGGTGCAGTAAGTGATACAGTTATTACATTATCCTGCCACTCGTTTGATCCCCAAGTGTTAGTACCCCAGGTAGATGCCATAAGGAGTTCCTCCTTACGCTATACGAATGATTGCGTTACTTGCGTCTGCTGTTGGAAATTGAATTGTAAATGTTCCGCTAGAAACTGTTTTGTCACCACCAAAAGCTATAACAGCAACAGCTTTGTTAGATGCCGATGAATTATAAATTAATGCACCATTAGCTGTAAAAGATGCTGAAGTAAAACTTACATCAGCAAAATCACAGAATGCAGTTGTTCCAGACGTTGTTGGTGTAACACTTGTTAAAGTTGCACCACCCGAACTATATGCAGATCCTGATGTGTTTGAAATTTCGTTATCAGTTGCGAAAGCAGTTGTTGCAGCACCTAAAGATGCATCACTTGTGTATAAAGCTATTTTAAAAGTATTACCACTAGAAGCAGTAAAATTGTGTGTACCAACTAAGATTTCTTGTTTAAAACTTGTACAAATTGCTGATGATATAGCCATAATTTTTCTCCTACGGGTTTGCTGAAGTTACCGGAATACGAACAGCGCCATCAGTATAGTCATCTCTTCGTCTTCTACCAACTTGCTCGTTAGCAAACTTCTGTACTTCTTGTTTATACTTATTTTCGTATAGTGTCAACATGTCTATCGGACCTTTTAAGAATCCATAGGCTTCTGATAAACAACAATATAAAAGACCATTTGGAAAGTTAAGACTAATGTAATTAGTATCATTGTTCTCTAATAATGCAGGGGCTGCATTGTAGTGAACCTTAAATTTATATGTAGTATCAGGAACAGGGGCAAACATTATTCTTCCAGAAGTAGTATCAGATTCTCCTGTTGCACCACCAAACATAGCATAATATTTTGGTTGCCCTCTTTTAGCTGATTCTGTTGACGATACATATTCTTGTAAATATGAAATATCTTTCTTTTCTAAAAATACGTTTGCTCCAGTTACAGCAGATGTTGAATCATATACTTGTATGGCTCTAATAAAAACAGCTCCTGCTGGAGAGTTAATAGTTGACTGACCAGCTACTAAATTACCATCTTGTTGTTTTCTATCCGCATCAATTGGAACATCTCTAAATATTCTATATTGTGCATTTAAAATTATATTTTCTAAAACAGCATCTGATAAAACAGTAGAGTCTGTTTCTGTATAACTTTTAATTTGTGTTTTTAATCCTGATGCACTTAATCCTGCCATTAAATAACTCCTGCCTGTCTTAACTCTCTACAAATAAAACAACTTTTTTTATACCTATTATGTGTCCCACACTTTTGTGGTTCTTCTTTTATTTCCTCTTTTACTTCTTCATACAAAACAAGATGAGGATCTTGTTTTTCTGATTTAAATATATTTTTTATCCAATTCCAAATATTACTTATCATGGTGTTATAGTAACTGGACCTGCGGTCACAGTTGGTCCTCCTCCATCTTCTGTTATACTAGGAGTTGAACCTAGTGTAAATGTATATTTATTTGTTGTAGTTACTGTTATACTAAAACCTGAAGAGTCCTCGTAAGCTGTAAAAGCTACACCTCCAGGGCTTCCTTGCACGTTTCTAAATCTTACCGTATCTCCCGAAGTTCTTCCATGATTATTTTCTGTTACAGTTATTGTTGTTGATGATGCTGTAGTAGAAAAAGGATTGTTTCCTAATAATGCTGCAACAGCTGATTCTACTCTATCTGTTCTAACATTTCTTAATGCAATACCATCTGCGCCATGTGGTTTGGGCTCTAATTGTGGTTGCTTAGCCTCGTACTCTGAAACATGAACCAATGATCCATTCCATTCTCTAAGCATTTCTTTGTATGGAAATTCCATACCAGATCTATCTGATATTGCTTTTGCGTATTTACCTGTTGCGTACTTTCCCATTATATTTTACCTTTTTTCTTTTTCTTCTTACCACCTGGTCCTAAAGGTTTATCCACTCTGCCACCTTTAGATAAAAACTTGTTTCTTAATCTTTCCATCTCCTCTCGAAACTCTTCTAACTCATCCGCATTTAATTCTTTATATGGTTTACCAAACATTTCCATCGCATGATCATCTGCATACTCTGGTGATGTTAATTTTTTATTTTTTTTTGCCATAATTAATTACCCATAGGTTTATCAATATTACCACTTCTTTTTAATGTCAAAGAAATTATATCATTCATGTCCATAGCACCTAATAAAGAATTAAAATCATCAACTGATATGGGTTCTCCACCTAACTCTCTAACTGCTCTTACATAATCTTTATATTTTTGCATGTTATACTCCCGGGTAATAAGTTTTTGGTGTTATGTGTGTGCTAGAAGCAGAACCATCTTCTGCTAATGCTCTTGCAAATTCGTCTTCATAATACAATTTCATAGCTTGTACCATTTGTGGTTGATATTTTTGTGCTAAATAAAATGCAAGTCCTGATACCATGCAAGGCACAAATCTAAATGGTACATCTGTTGCATTTGTGTAATCACCAATATCTTGAATTCTTTTAATATAATAAATATGCATATCTTTAGATGCATTTGTAGAATCTGGTGTTGGATATACGTTGATACTTACGTGATCAATAAATCTTTGTACAAAATATTGATTAGGTGTGCCTTTAGAAAGTTTATTTGAAAACCCACCATAAGTTGATCTATCAACTTTAGTCATCGGTGAATCTGATTGTGTAGTTTGAGTTCTATTAGATCTTAAATGGGCTTCAAGAACATCGGACATTCCATATATTCCGTTTGTAGGTGTAGTCGTTGCAGAAGTTCCATCAGCACTTTCTCTAAAAAATTTGTACTCTGCTTGACCCTCAATCATGTCAATATTAGTTTCTGCTATTTCCCAATAGTGAATACCTCTATTACCCCATTCTTGAAATAAGATATTAAGAGATCGTCTAGCTGATTTCATTTGATAACCAGCTACAGAATTTAAACCAATACGTTCAAAAGCTTCTTCTATAATTTCATCAATAGAAAAAGTTTTATCGAATGTTGCTGTTCCAGAGGTAGTGTTAGCCATTTAACCTCCTAGCCGTCAAAATATACAGTTACCGCGTTACAACTTGTTTCAGTAAAAGTTATGTAAGCACCACTATCAAACAAAACTCCATCTTGTGGAATGTTAACTGTGCTAATATCACCTGCTGTTGATTGAGTTCTCAAAGTTATTAAAGAAGTTCCTGCAGTGCCTGAATTTCTAAAATCAACATTTCCGATTGCTCCACCAGAACCTACGTTAGCTTGTCTAACTCTTGTTCTTCCAGCAAAAACTCCACCCGCTACATCAGCTGTCATACCTAAAGATACGTTAGCTGCCGGTTGTGCACTTACAGTTGCAGATGTGATTGTCTGAAAAAATATTGTAGTTCCAGATGAAGTTTCTGCAGATCCTGTCAAAGTTATAACTTCAGTTGCAGCATCACCATTTACATCTGTTCCAACGATAGTAACTGTTTTACCATTATCACCCGTTCCAGCAGTTGTAGCCGTAATTTTTCTTCCAGTGTTTGTACCAAAAGAAGAAGCAGCAAGTGTAAACGTAGAAGTGGGTTGAGCCGCAGCCGCAACATATGTAGCGGAAGACGCGTTGTCATCGATGAAAGTTTTAGTTTTTACATCACCCATGTATCCCATAATTGTTCTCCTTAAAATTCGTGTGGGC